TTTTTTAAAATACCTGTCTGTAAATTTCCAAGGGACTGTGCCTTGGTAAAAGTATATGTTGTTCCAAGTCCGTATAATTGCTTTAATGTTTCTGGAATAAGATACATTTTTGGGTTTTCCCAATTGAAATCTACAGTAGAACTACCAACAATAAAATTAGCATTATCAAAACGCTTCATTATTTGTGCAGCTCTAACTTGCGTCATTGCAAGAGAAGAAGATACATCAGTACCTATTGGATTACCAAATGTGTCATACTTCGTTGCATAAATTTGCGGTAAGAACGGCCCTGACATTACCCAATCAAAAGGAGATAGATAATCGAATGTTGGGTTCGGAATTCTAAAATCACCTGTAATAGGGCTAATTGGATTTGGAAATAGAGCCTCAGCTAAAATAGGTAAATTTATAATACCTATTTGTAGCTTTTCCTCTGGTTGGTTAGTATAATCGCCTATCCATATTCTGTTATGATCTAATTTTTTCAACTCTTCAAAGTTTCCTATTTTTCTTCTAAGATCAATAATATCTTGTCTGACATCAATAAGTACTGGTGAAGCAATTGAACGTCCATCTTTATCCCCTATTATAATATACCCTTTATTCACTGGTATTTTACCAGTAACGGGAGAAATAAAATTATGTAAGGGATTGAACTTCATTATCATGCTGTTAAATGCGCTAATATACTTGAAATTTTATCGCTTTCGTTGGTGTAATGAGTGTCTATTAAGTTAGCTAGACTAGCAAACCACTCAGGTGTACTATTATCCATCTCGTTTGGAAACTCAGGCGGAAACTTTGGCTGGAATTTATAATAATAGACGTCCTTAGCAAGTCTGTTGCTCAGGTAATCAAGCGTATACCTACTCCATTCTTCTGCTCCAGTCATTGCTATATTCATTATACTAAATAATACTTCAACTGCATGTGCAGTTCCTGTTTGTGACCCAGAGCCATCAAAGCTCATATTACCTATACCAGTCCCAACATCTATTATTACAACTTTTGTTGCATTAGGTTTTACAGTTAACCCAATGTTTATTGCAGCTAAGATGGGGTCATTTGCATATATTCCGCCATCAATATAATCGTGGCCATTAAATGTATGGGCAGGTAGATAAATGGGAGCAGCCGAGGTAGCTCTGCAAACATTTACTATAGATTCAGTATTACCTATAAAATAACTTGGATCATTAAAGTTTGAAAACACGACATATCTACTCATGTCTTGTTCATAAGAAGGAATTACAACAGGTATTTTTAAATTAGCTAACGTATCAGTTCCAAAATTATCTACTAATACTTGCTGTAATATATTATGACCATAATTTGAATCTGAATAAGCAGATGCGTAAAATGGATCATTACTTGCAATTAAAGCTATTTTCTGTAATTCATTCGGTCTGTTTGAATCACTACTTGCATTATGACTGCCAGAAGCAACATCAGCAGCGGTTCTAATAGTAAAAACCCTCTTTGCTTGTTGCAAGAAAAAGCTTTCCATATAATCAGGCGTTCTTCCATAACTATAGCCACAAGTAAGAATGCCACCTATTGAAGTTCCACACATAACATCAACATATTTCCAAAAATCAGATTGAGGAATACCCCATTGATGAAGAAATTTTTGCATAAATCTGTTTGATCCGTATCCTTTAGTGCCACCGCCTGGAAAACTAAATATTCTTATTGTATTTGCATCCATCAGAAAAACCTCGGTTTGTCGTTATAGTTATATCTCATTTCTACTTGTCTTTTTGTTCGAGACATTAGCAAACCATCTAAAATAACAAACTCTAACGCATTCATTAAGTGATCTCGTCCTTTGTTAATTTTACCTTTGTCATCTCTTGAATACCCACGCCATTCATCCATAAACTTACGACAAGTATTGAATACCTTAAATCTTCCTGTTCTGATTCTCTCTAGCACCATATCAACAGCAAGTTCTTTAGCATATTTTCCTTTGTTTAACTTCAATCCAGCTTTAGCATAATCGTCAATAAGTCTTTCCCCATCCCTTTGCGAACCTTGATTGACTGCTGGATCACAAACACCAGGTATCCAGTCACAACCCATCAGTTTTAAACTATAAGCATGTTGAGCCGCTGTTTTTTCACTAACGGAATATTCTTTGTAAATGTATAGTATGTCATTGTCCTTATCATGAGCCATGAATACAACGGCAGTCGGCGCAAAGAAACCGACATCCATTCCAAACACACAAGCCCAATGATTAGGTATCTCAAATGGCTCAACTAAAAATTCAGATTCCGTAACTTGATAAACAAGTCCAGAACCAACGCTTGGTATTCCCTTTTCTCTAGCCTCTAATTCATAAGGCTTTAAAGTACTTCTTAGTTGTTGTTTGGTTTCCTCTGATAAATGAATATTATCATCCCACGAAGCTTGAATATAATATTTGCCGTTAAAAACAATTTCTGGATCAGTTCTTATAACTTCGTCTTCTTGTTGCAGATCTTCAACTGATTGGATATCTTTCTGTTCTGCCTTTTTCTTGGTAACTCGATGCTCTAAAAAATAGGACATCATTTCGGTATATCCTTTAAGCGGTGTCATCGTAAGAATAAGTCTACCCTGCCCCATTCCATCAACATCTGCAAGTCGCATGCTACACTCAGTATAAACATCCTTCGGCGGTTCTTCGTCTAAATGTATCAAATGACACCTTGCGCCCTGAAACTTCTCTCTACCTTGTTTGTATGATTTAAAATAAAGACTAGATACTCCGCCGCTAGAATGTTGAAGTTGTACATAATCAACAGCACCGTTAACGCCTGATAACATAGCTTTTTTCAAGATTAAACTCGGGTGAATTAGTCCATCTGTAAATTGTCCTTGTTCCGAATAACCGCCTATCAACATTTTTTGTAAAACGTTTCTAGTGATTTCGTAGTTTTCAGATGCTACCCAAGCAACAATTGGATGATTGAACCTATGCCCATCCCACCAATCAGGATAAACTCCTGTTAAATGGATAGCATCTTCAATGCAACCACAATAAGTTTTCCCCGTTCTATTACCAGCTAAGAACATACGTTCTATAGCCTCAGAGCTTGCGGCATGAAAGCTTTCTTGTTTAAGATGTGGTTTATAAAAAAGAAAATTTTTAAGCGAAATCTCTTTTGCTTCTGAATATGTAATTTCCATATATTAGATAATCTCGCAAGGTGTATAATTGATTAGATTATAACTAAGCAAGCTAACTAATACAATAAATTTAAAATGTGGCGTTGACAGAATAATAATGAATCTCTAATATGAACTTGTAAATTGTTCCATAATTTATAAATACTAATTGATTTAAACAACATGGTTAGTTCCTATCGATTTTGAATTCCGATAGGAGCTACCAAAGTTCTTCATAAAATTTTTAAAATCCTCTAAAACTCCTAACAAAAAACTGTAAGAATTGCTACACATAACGTTCATTATGGAAAATGTTGCTAATTTGTCACGTAGAAAGGTTAAGGGATTAACTGTTATTTAAATCTTTTAATTCGTTTTAAACGCTTCCAAAAGACAGACAAAGAAGAAGAACAAATAACCAAGAATAATGCCTAATATCCTTTTATTCATACTCCCCCTCTACGATTATCCAATCATCGGATAATAGATCACCTCTACCAAAGAAATAAATATTTTCGTGGTTTGGATATTTTGGCTCATGAATATTGATTATATCGATATCTTCGACATCGTCTCTTACTAAAATTAGTCCATCTTCCCAACAAGGTCTCCTAGCATAACCAACTTTAATTTGCAGTGAATTCATAACCTCTATAATATTCATTTTTATTCTTCTTTTTTTAATTAACTCAATTTGCTCCATGATTCTTTGACTAACCTAGTCATTTCTTCAATAGTACCTTTTCGATCTTCTTTTTGTTCTTGTTGCTGTTCGATACCTTTAAACGTCCTAATCTCATTCATCGCTTCGTCATGAGTTAGTTCTAAGAACTGAGGTAATGCTTCTATAACCGCATCACCCCTGTTCTTGCCTTGCTCAATTGCAACTAAGATTGTTGGTTCAAACGCTCTCTTAGGAATGAAATCCTTAACATACAATTGATACGCCCATGATTCACCCATTAGCATCTTTTCTCGAATTTCATTATATACAGCGCATGCATCATTAGAAGCTAACTTCTGTATCTCCATGAATTTCTTTTTA